CGCTATCGAGAAAGCCAAAGCAGAGCTTCTGGAAGCAATGATGGAAGACGCACGGCTGGCTCAAGGCTCAAGTCCGATGGAAGAGCTCGAGGCGGGTATCAACAGGCTTGCCGAGTCCGAAGCCAAACGGAAAACCGCTGGGAAGGACGGGTCGGTTCAGGGTGAAGACAAAAACATTGGTGCTGTTATCATGTCGCCCACGGACGTTGACACCGAAAACAAAGTCCAAGGTGCTGGTGCGCCGCCTGAAATCAAACAGCTCCCGCCACTCGAGGAACTGGAGGACGAATCCGCCGCCCCCGCGCCCGCGCCCGCAGGAGGTCGTCGTACATTCAGGCGCAAGCGGCTTCCCCAACTTTTGTGAGTGCCTCGCGACACGCCATCTGTTCCGCCTTCTTGCGGGTGGACCCCACGCCAATCCCGTAGACCTTGCCCTCCACATTCACAGCCACCACAATCTCGTTCTTCTTGGGGTCGTTGGACCGCATCTCGTAGGCGGGTGTGCACCGGAACTCCCGCTGGCAGTGCTTCTGGAACAGGTCCTTGAAGTTCGTGGCTGAGTTCACAATCTCGTCAACATCCAGGTACGTCTCCATCACGGAGGTTACAAATGCATAGACGACGGCAAACCGATTGCCGCAGTCTGTCCACAGCGCTCCGAGAAAGGCTTCAAAGATATCGCCCAGTTTCTTGGCGTTATTGCGTCCGTCAATGGCTACCGAATCTTCATTGTGGCGGGAAATCACGTAGAAGCGGTTTAGTCCCATAGCCTTGGACAATTCCCCCAGCCGCTCATTGTTCACCAGCTCCTTGCGGGCATCCGTCAGAAACCCCTGCTTCTTCTCGGGGTATCGTTTTCGCAGGTAGGTGGCGATGCACACACCCAGTACGGAATCCCCCTCGAACTCCAGACACTCGTAACTCTCATCTTGTAGGGGCATCACGCCGTGTGGACAGGGTGCTAACTCTGCAGGCTGTCCGTCGGGGGTGGTGTATTCGGATCTGCGCACATACGTCGTGTGGACCATTGCCGTCTGAAACACCTTGCGATGCGTCACACGATAATGGGGAAGACCATGACGATGGAGGATACGATGGATATCGGCTTCAGTGAATGCGCGGTTGCCTGGGTTGTAGGGCGAGTACATGAGTCGTGTATCTGTCTGAGACACACAATTCGTTTTCCTCTTTTCTCCGACAAGCAGTAATGGGGCAGGCTCAGTCGTTTGCGTATAATCTTGGACCTGGCATTCCCGAAGAGCCACCCAAGACCCAGAGTGTCGTGGACGTAGCCACCTGCGCTTACAACACTCCGCTGATCTGCGACATGGCGATTGGACTGGTGTTCTTCAACCCTGCCAAGTCCAAGCGCATGCTCATGAATTATCTGTACACAGTGGAAAAGTTGAAGCGCGCCAAGCTGCCATACTACACATTGGAACTGGTCTACGGCAAAGGAGAGCCAGAGATTGCCGATGCCATCCATGTCTACGCCAAGAATGCATTGTTCAACAAGGAGCAGCTCTGCCGCCTGCTAGAACGCCGCATCCCGTGGTGGTATTCCAAGGTCGTGTTCTTGGATGCGGATTTGGTGTTCACGAGCCCCACGTGGTATGCGGACACGTCCAAGCAGCTGTCCACGTTTGAGGTCGTCCAGCCCTTCTCGTCTGCAGTGTGGTTGGACATCACGTATACCAAATCCACATTGGAGAGGTCAAGCGTCGTCTATATGAACAGGGCAAAGACGTATGACCACGTCTACCACCCTGGGTTCGCATGGGCGTTTAGGCGTTCGTGGTTTCGCAGATACGGATTCTACGAGTATGCCATCACAGGCAGTGGCGACACACTGAGTACCGCCGCGTGGATGGGTGTTGAGTTTCCAAAGGGCTATCTCAAACATGCATTCGTGCGGTCCTTCAATGAGTATCGGCGCATGCCGAAGCCGACCATGAGCTGCACACCAGGCAAGGTGTACCATCTGTGGCACGGAACCCACAAGAACCGCAAGTATGTGGACCGTCACCAAATCGTAGACGGAGTGCTGGATGTACAAAAGATCATCCGCCCCAACTGGAATGGAGTGTTTGAGGTCACGGACAAGGAGGTAGCATCCAAGTTGCTTGAGTACTTTACCCAGCGAGAGGACGACGGAGTTTAAAGATATTTTCTCGGTGATACTCATATATCACGTTAATGGTGAAGCATCTGTGTACGCTGGCTCACCGCGTACTTCAGACTCAGCAGACCTTGTCGTGTGCAGTTACTCGGATACAGCACGGATTTCTACCCCACGAGAATGCAAAAGAAGCCCAACGAAACCTTCAATTGCTCGCCAGTCTCCTCAAGGAGATGGAAGACGCCATCCGAGCCCCGAAACCAACGTATAGTCAACCCCGAACTATACATCAATGATCCATTGACTTCAGCTCAAACCCAAAGTCGTCCTCCGTCAGCGTCGGCTCGTGACGGCGGATAATCTCCTTCATGACCTCCTGTCCACGCTCGCCCAGGATGTCACGCAGGTACGTGTCAAGTGTCTTCTTGGACAGGGTCCATCCCCGCTTCCACTGGTTGGGGCGCTTGACGGCAAAGGTCATTTTGGACTCCTTCAGCTCAATCTTGTCGGGCAACACGTTGTTCGCGTAGACTGCAGCCAAATCCAGCTCCAGCGTCCGCTTGTGGTCGCGGACTTCAGCAATCTCCGCATTCATCTCCACCAGTCGCTTCGTTGTCTGGATGTATTTGCTGAGAACGGGCTTGAGGTCCTCCATTGTGTTCTCTGTTCTCCCCAGATTAAAAGCGTCCGTTTTTAACAATGGGGTCGCTGTTTGACGCGCCGGAAATCAAACGGTTGGTTGAGGTCTACAACAAGTCCCATCCCAAAGAACCAGCCATCGCCAGGGCATCCCCTTCAAAGATGTGGACAGAGCTTCAGCGTCGTCTGCACTCCAAATGCGCGGAGGGTACACCATCCTGTATCGTGTCGTCCTTGATGGCACCGCCCAATGCACCATCAGACTGGGCAGCAAAGCGGACGGACTGGCTCTCCAGTGACGACATTGACAAGGTCGAGCGGCAGTACGTCAAGCTGTTCGAGGGATATTACTTTGTGGGCTGTGTGCCGATTGACTTTGACAAGAAGTCAGAACTGTCCGAGTGCATCGTGAGCACGCTGTGCTCCATGCGCCTAGACAAGTTGAACAAGAAGGGCAAGACACGCATTGGAATCGTGTTTAACACGGACACGTCGGACGGTCCAGGCGAGCACTGGTTCGCAGCCTTTTGCGACATTCGCCCTGAGCTGGAATACCCTCGCATGACATACTTTGATTCCTACTCTCACAAACCCGAGCCTCAGCTCGTTGAGCTAATGACACGATGGCAGGGACAGTGGGATGCCGTGTCCGGGCAACAGCCGATGCGACTCACCTACAATACCGTCCGGCACCAGAAGAAGGACACCGAGTGCGGCATGTACTGCTTGTATTTTCATTGGGCATGTCTGATGAACTTACCGATGGACAAGCCGATACCCGACGATGTGATGAACGCATTTCGCAACCTTCTGTTCAGAATGCCTGAAAATTAGCATGCCACAACACAATGGAAATGTTAGTCGCCGTTGGCGCCCTCGCGGCTGCCGGATACCTGATTGCGCGAGAGGTGAAGACAGAGACGGCTCCCGAAGAAATCGTTCGCAAGCGCGTAGCCGACTACTACGTGGCGGGGACAACCGATGTGTCCGAAGCCATGTCAAGTGGCAAGCGACTGCTGGAGCTCACCATTGGGTCCGATATGCAGGACCGTCCCGTCCTCTTGCCCTCTGGCGAAAAGTTTGAGCCCGTGTGTGTGACGCTGTTGAACCAGGCGTTCTTTGCGTTGCGCCGAGATCCCTTTGTTCTCTCGCTGGTCTTTCATACGGACACAACCGTCACAATTAACGCAGTCGCCAAGTCCCTGCGCGAGACGCTCCACCGTCACTTGGTGCCGCCGACGCCTGACCTGGCTGAGGTGCCGCTTGACACTCTTGCAGGCAAGCTAATTCTGGTTTCGGGTCCTGAGATGCGTGGGTCGGATCTCGAGCCAATGGTGACTCTGTCATGGGGCGACTCGGGGTTGCGTCGTCTCGACTATGCTCGGGCGCTCCATCCTCGCGATCCCGAGGAGCTGAAAGAGTTTGCGGCACATCATTTGGTCTTGGTCGTGCCCGACAAGTCCAAGGGTGTGTATGCTGGTGACAATGAGATCGTCGCGTCAGGATGCCAGTGGAATCTGGCAGGAACTGGATCCGGATTCATTGAACGGACGGGGTCTTGAAGGACCCCTCGGGGTGTGTAACATTTTCGTGCTGAACTAACAAAATGGCAAACGCTTGGCTCTCTCACGTAAAGTCGACGATGGCGGACATGAAGCGCAAGGGCACGTACAAGAAGGGTATGGGTCTGTCGCAGGTCATCAAGGCGGCGAAGCTGACGTACAAGAAGTCGTCGTCGTCGGGCAAGAAGACCCGCCGTAGCGGACGCAAGAGCCGCAAGAGCCGCAGGGGGTTCATGGGAATGATGGAATAAGCATCCACACAAGATAGAGTGTAAACACAAACCAACTCCACATATACACTTGAAGACACAGGGATGCGCGCTCATACCTCTGTTTTGCCAAGTAGCTCTCGGTGCGAAACCCGATGAGTCCGTTTGTGGTCCCGCTTTCCTCCTCGTTGTTTTCGGCAGGTGGTGCT